TTTCACCAGGGCCGCGACGGGGAGGACGCCGCACCGGGAGGTCCCCGGCAAGAGAATTAAGCCACAACGGATTACTCGACGCAATACCTAAGTTGCAGAATTTTAGCCCTCGCATCCTCGAATCCATAGCCGACAATCACCGTCTGACCGATGCCACGGAGATAGGCGTGCCAGTCCTTTTGGTCGGCGGATACCGTTCCGCCCTTGGATCGCTTCATTTCAACCCAGACCATCCCGGAAGGGATGAGGAGATCAGGCACGCCCGCCGATACGCCTTCCACCTTGAGCTTCGCGCCTTGGCTTCGGCTCCGTCCGCCGCCGTTTGGAACGGCGAGGATTCGAACATCGGGGAACGTCCGCCGGAACCATTGCACAAAGAGTGCCTGCTCCATATGTTCGCTCAGAACGGAATCTGAAGTTCCCATCGGTCACACGCTCCTGGCGTCTGTTGGAAATCTTCTGGCGGAACCGCGTCGAACTCGCTGCATTTTCCGCCCACGCTAAAATCGCAATTAAAGCAAACTCGGGGAGGACCGGCCTTTTCCCAGTCTTCCAGAACCTTCGGCTTTGTTATCATTCCCATATCCTTTTCGTAACCTTGGCAAATTTGCCGTCAAGCGTATAGGCGATGCTGGCCGGTGGCGTGCCGTTTGTCGTCGCATAGTCGCACCATGCCCGCCAGTCGTCGGAATCGCGGTCAATCCCGGCGCTGTTGCAAATGGCCGTCAGCGTCCGAAGCGCCTTCTCCCCGGCGTATCCATCATGGAAGATCGCCATGTATTCGTGAATCGGCTTGTCCGAAAGCGCCCCGTAATATGTGATCTTAATCATGTCCTTGCCCGACGTGTAGGACGTGTGCGGGCTGAATTTCCAGCTTGTCACGTCCATGGTCTTGCCGCTCGGCTCGTCTCGCATGATATCCGCGTCGGACAGCTTCCACACCTTCTCCTCTGGAGGCGGGAAGGCATAGCCGCAAGCAGGGCACGACCTGGCAGAAATCGCCACCAGTTCTTGGCATTCCGGGCACACCTTCATCGGCGCTTCGCCCGGCTTTTCGCCCGCCTTTTTCGGCTCTCGGACATTGGTAATCGGCCCGTGCGTCTCGACGTTCCCGGCGAAGTCAAGCACGAGGCAATGATCGGTGTGGCTCTTGGGGCGCAGCCCGCGCCCTGCCATCTGGACATAGAGGCTCGGCGACATGGTGGGGCGAAGGAAGGCAATCAGGTCTATATCGGGATAATCGAATCCGGTGGTAAGCACATTGGCGTTCGTCATTGCCCGGATGTGCCCGGCCTTGAACTCGTCAAGCAGCCGCGCACGTTCCGCCTTTGGCGTGCTTCCGGTGATGCAGGCAGCCGGGATGCCGTTGATTGCCAGTTCCTCGGCTATGTGCTCGGAATGCTTTACGCCCGTGCAAAAGATCAGCCATGCCTTGCGGTCCCCGGCCCGACTGATGATTTCCGCCACCGTCTCGCGGTTGTTTTTGTGGGTGTCCATCGCGGCCTGAAGCTCGCTTTCAATGAACTCCCCGCCGCGCTTGTGGACGCCCGCGGTTGATAGCCGGAAGTCCGTCCGCTTGCTATGCAGCGGCGCAAGATGATTGAGGTAAAGCAGTTCCTCGATGCTGACCGGCTCAATCAGGTCGGAGAAAAGTGCGCTGCCGTCGCAAATCCGGCCATGCCCCAAGCGCCATGGCGTCGCAGTCAGCCCGACCACGCGAAGGTGCGGATTGATTTCGGTCAAGGCGTTGATGAGCGTCCGATACCCGCCTTCGTCTTTGTGGGAAATGGTGTGGCATTCGTCTACCACGATCAGGTCGGTGTGCCCGATTTCCGCCGCCTTGGTGCGGACGGACTGAATCCCGGCGAAGGTAATCGGCTCGCCCATCTGCTTCCGGCCAATGCTGGCCGAGTAGATGCCGACCGGAGCATTCGGCCAGACGGCAAGCATCTTGGCGTAGTTCTGCTCGATTAGTTCCTTGACGTGGGTCAGCATCAACACCCGCGTTTCCGGCCAGTTCTGCAAGGCATCCCGGCAAAGCGCGGCAATAATCACGCTCTTGCCGCTCCCCGTCGGGAGGACCAAGCAAGGATTGCCTTTGTTCCCCCTGGAAAACCAGTCGTAAAGCTGGTCTATGGCGCGTTGCTGGTATTCACGGAGTTTCATCCCTGAATCCTCCCACCCAGTTCGCTCCGCACCTTCATCACAAGGTTATCCTTGACCGCGCAAGCTTCCGGGTTCGCCAGGATTTCCTTCGACGAAAAGACGTTCGCGTCGGCCTCGCCATTGCGGACGTGGTGCCCGTGGATTTCGTAAATGGCCTCGTTGTCCGCCTCTCCCGGTATGAGCTTCCACGGCACCAAGTCAGGGTGCAAAACGTGGCTATCGCAGCCCTCGTATTGCGTCTCGGCAGGGATCACCGCGCCGCCCCATCGAGTGCAGGTCCAAGTGCCATTGGCCTCGGCTGTGGACAGGGCGCAGGTCCGGCAGTGGACTTCCTTGGTGCGGTTCGTCGAATGGCAGAACTCATGCCCAGCGCAAAACTTGCATTGATACCAAGTCGGATCGGTGGAGCAAGGCGGCGGCAAGCGGTCTTCCGTCGTGATGCGCTGGCCCCGTGCCAGCGCCTTCTCCGCATGGCTGGCGTCATACCGCACCCGCTCGGTGTAAATCCGGTCATCGTCCTTGCAGACGGCCACATAAAGCGCCCGGTCTATCTTGGTGCCGTGCATGTAGATTTGCATCTGGGTGAAGTGCATGGGCTTGGCGAGTTGCACGCCCTTGGTCGCCACTTCTTCCCAGGACTTCTTGCTGTGCGTCTTGAATTCAGCGACGTGGCGCTTGTTCGGAGCCTCGGGCACGCCGCGCTCGATGATGCCGTCCGTCGATCCGCCGATGTGACCGCCCAGCTTGAGGAAGGTCTGATCGCCCTCGGTGGAGCCGATTTCGATGCCGATCATTTTTAAGTCGGACACAATCCAGCTTTCCTCATGGTGCCCGCGGCGGAACACCCGCCGGATGCGACCGGGAAATTTTTCGATCACAGCCCAGCGGAATGACAGCCAAAGCCATCGGTCGCAATGGTGCCCGAGGATGCTTGCGCCAAGGTGCAAGCGCGACTTGTCGGCCACGGCCTCGTGCGCCGCGTCAATCAGCGCAGGGATGTAGTGTTGAGGTTCGGGGATGGTGGTCATGCTTCCTCCTCCGGTAACGGCGTGACTTCCGCCACGCCGCTTTTGGTAACGAGTTACTTCTTCGCCCACGGCGGGGCGGCGGACTTGGCCGGGGCCGGGGCAGAGGCAGACGGGGCGGGCGGGGCGCTGCCGCTGATAGCCTTGAAGCCCTTGACCTCGTTCTTCTTATCTTCGCCCTCGACCTTGATCGCCACCTTGACGGCCACGTTGCCGCCGATAAGCTGGTCACTGTCACGAACGGTCGGCAGGCCCAAGGCGCCCATGATCTGATTCAACTGCTGGCGCCCGATTTCCTCCGCCTTGGGATTCGGGTTGTTGATGTTGAGGTTGCAGAAAATCACCCGGCCCTGATGCGTCGGCCCTGTGACGTCCATCCGCAGTTCAATAAACTGCCCGGTCCCGGCCTTGGTGGTCTTGACCTCCGCCTTGACGATGGTTGCGTTATACCAGCCCTCCGGCAGCGGCTCGAAAGTCCCGCCCGAAGGCAGTTCATCACGGGAAAATTCCTGTCCAAGAAAAGCCATGTCTATTCCTCCTTGCTGATATCAAAGCCGGGGCGTCCCGGCTTGGTGGTGATCGCCTCGGCCAGGGCCTTGGTGATGTTTTCGCTGGTGCCCTTCCAGGCGGAAAGGCGAAGCTCCGGTTTCCACCGGAACAGTGTGGAGAGGTATGCCTCCAGGCCGTTCGCGGTGGCGATTTCCTGGAGCTTGTCACCGTCTACCGTGCGGTTCATCTTCACGGTGTATTTGATGGTGTACCCGTCATCCTTGAACGTCACGGACCCTTCTTCGGAAGGGCCGATCTTGGCCGCGATCTGATCCTCAATGGCCCGGCGGGCCTCGACGGCGGCGCGTTCCGCCTCCTTGGCGTTGACCCAGTCTTGATAGAGTTTGACGGTCATCACGCCCCCCTAATTTTGGAAATGATCGCTCCAAGGTCGGCGGCTTCCCACGGATCGAGCTTGCCCGAGCGGTCCTTTGCCTGCCAAAGCCCGTCACTTTCCGTCATCAAGCCGCGCTGAATGACGCCTTCGGCATCGCGCTCGATGCGAAGCGCCATCACCTCGTCGAAAAAGTAAGGCAGGCTCTGACCGACCTTGGTACCGGGCATTGACGGCGCATAAAGCACCCGGCCCATGTCGTCCTGGGTCTTCTCCACCTTGGCGGAGAAATAGACGTGCCGGTTGGGAAGGTCACGAAATGCGCGGATGATTTCGCCCATCGTCTCGGCCAAGGCCCCGTAGGCTTGCCGGGGGTCTTTGGCCGTCTTCTTCTCCCCGGCAAGGCAGACCTCGCCAATTTCGGAAATGCTGTCCAAGGCCACGCTTTCAAAGCCCTTCGCCTCGTCCGATTGCGTCAGCCAGATATAGGCTTCGCGCAGGGTGTCGATGCTGTCGATTTCGACGAAGGGAATTTCCGCGTCCGCAATGGACAGAAGGCCGCTTTCGGCGGAGAGCACCACCGGGTTCGGCAGCGTCTTGATGAGGGAAGTTTTTCCGGCACCGGCCTGACCGTAAACCAAGATGTTTAGGAAGGTGGACGCGCCGCCCGTTCGCTTCAGATTGATTGCCATGATGGCTCCATTTCGCCCTGTCGGCCAATTCCGGTTGGGCTATGGCTGGATGATAGCCGGGCAAAAAATAATCCGCAACGGATACCTTTAAGGGTTGCCGGGGGAAGATATTACGGCGTAATGTTGGGGCATTATCAACAAATCCAAGGGGGAGAAATGACCACGACCGAGAGCGTCCGCAAGTCGGAGGCCAAGCGCATTGCGCTTGGTCAGCGGCAAATCCGCGTTTGGGTGCCCGATGATCCTGCCGTGATCTCCGCCATCCGAAAGATCGCTGCCGATGCCTGTCGGGCATCATAATGCAATCCCGGAAAATGTCGGCCCTTGAGGCCGTTACCAGCACCGCCATAGGCTTTGGCGTGTCGCTGGCCGCCGGGGCAGTGGTGTTCCCTGCCTTCGGCTGGCAGTTGACGTTCGGGGAAAACCTGAGCGTCACCGCCATTTACACCGTTATCTCCATCGTGCGAGGCTATCTCGTCCGTCGCCTTTTCAACATGAGGGGCCGTCATGGCTGATATCACGTCCATTTTCGGCGGCGAGTTCGTCTACACTCCGCCGGTTGACAAGCCATTCCTTGAGCCGCCGGAAATCCAGCTTCAAGACGCCATGCGCCGCGAGGGCTTGGACCCGCCGGCCAGCATCCACCTCGACGGGAAGCTTC